CTCAAGAAAATCACTCTTACAACAATACAATGCTCACCAAACTCTTTGACACTGCACTCAAGTACTTTGGACTTCGTGATCCTCACGATTTTCAACACTTGCTTCAATTTGTAGGCTGGTCCGATCCTCAACCGACCCGCCACCGCAACGCTGAACGATACGAAGGATATCAATCCATCGTAAGAAAGGCACTCAGACACAACCTTCTCGGTTCCGACGCTGAAGAAATCATTCATGGCTATCATCATCCCGAAGCCACTCTTGATCTCGTCATCAACACAGTAAAACGTGCTGACGTCCCACAACACCGAATCCCAATCGACGAACACTACCTGTCCGCCTGGGAATACACACGTCTAGCCTTCCAGCCAAGCAACAAATTGCGTCCCGTCCATCTCGCAGATATGCGATATTACGACTGGAACTGGCACCCTAACGTAGAAGAACCCTTCTACTCAGACAAACGATTGAGAACTGCAGTTGAACAAGCTGCTAATGCTGGACTACTTCCTGACGGAAGAATGTCATTCGGCAATCTCAAAAATGTTGTCTTCGTACGTCTACGAACGTTCATGCACCAAATCAAGCGTGGACAAATCACAGACCACAAGATACTTTACCCTCTTGTCAACGTACATGTCAAACCTGCCCTCTCAACCCCAGACAAATTCAAAGTCCGCGTCATTGCCGGCGTATCAAAACTACACGTCGTGCCATCAGCGCAACGTTTCTGGCCGCTCTTTCGCGACTGGATCGAAAACGAGAAGTCTCCCATGCTATGGGGCTTCGAAACTTTACTCGGAGGCATGTCCAAACTGAATCAAATCATGATTCTCAGGACACCATCCTTCAACTCATTTGTCACCGTCGACTGGCCTTCCTACGACCTAGGAGTCCTATATGACGAAAGATCTCGATGTTACGATTGTTACGAATCATACTTCGAATTCGAGAAAGGCTACATCCCAACCAAACACTACCAAGAATCAGTCGCTGATCCTCAACATCTACGCAATGCGTGGAACTGGATCAAAGATGCTTCACGGAAGATGCCAATTCGGTTTCCCGATGGCTCAACCTATATCATGAAAGATAATGTATGGTTTGTCTACTCTGGATTGTTTCCAACCCAAAGTGACGACTCACTCATCAATCATGCTCGCATCATCACGATACTGCGTTCATTAGGTTTCGATGTAACAGAGAAAACTGTCTTAATCAAAGTACAAGGAGACGACTCCATCATCATGCTCGTTTTTCTCATACCTGCTGACCAACACGAAGCTTTCAAACAAGCTTTCATCAGTAAGGCCAAGTACTACTTTGGACCTGAAATCCGAGACGATAAGATAGAGATACACAACACTCCACAACAAGTGGAAGTCCTAGGCTACTCCAATGACAACGGCTACCCAGTCCGTGATTGGAAGAAACTACTTGCCATGCTTCTTCATCCACGAGGTTCACCCTCAGTTGAAGTATTGAAAGCCAAAGTATGTGGATTTGCTTACGCATCTATGTACAAATGGCCACAAGTTATCTCAGTCCTACGAGACATATGGAACTTCTTGCCCGATGTGACTCCAG